GTCTTTTAATGGGAATATACTGACGTACATGAGTAGCGCAGCCGGCGCGATCTTGGATATGCCGTTTGAGAAAGGCACGAAGTTCACAAGCGAGTCACTCTGGCTGACGGGCAATGGAGACTTTGACAAACCCGTGCCAGGCATAAAAGCAGCCAGCGCCTTTCTGCGTCGTTTCCCTGTGCAGGTTACGATGGAGTTGAAGGACGAATACAAGGACGCCAAAGGCCAGCTGAACATGGCCGCGTATTCGAATATGACTAGAGACCAGGCTTTGAGGCAAGACCATTGCCTGTTTAGGCGCCGGATAATCAAGAAACGCGAGACAACCACTGAGGTGTTGAATTACACCCAACTCGCATTGCTGCTAAAAGCGGAACTCTTGAAGAAGAGGACGATCTATGATTTGATGGTGGCTCGCACTGTAATGCGCAATGATCTAAAAGTCAAAGAGATGAAGGACCGCAAGGAACCAGAGCACAAGAAGAAGGATAAAGTAACCCTGCAAGCGGGATTGGAGTTCAAAGGCCTAGACCGTGCGCATGTTCAGAAGGTGTGGGCGGATGTCAAGAAGAAACACAATTTCCCGACAGACGGGTCTTCGCAGCGCCAAGGGTCATTCATACGGTCGTTCTTCCGTAAGAATACCACTGTGCAGGTTTCCGGCCATTCAACTGAAAGTGTGCTGGAGTATCTAGAAGGGCCAATGTGTACGTGCTACACAGAAGATAGTGACGAAGATTGTGTAGTGTGTAACGCACCGGACGAGGTCGAATCGGTGGCGATAACTGTTGAGTGGTTGGCGAAGGAACCCCTGGAGATGGACGACGTGATGGAGCATGCTGACGAATTGGTGAAAACCGAGGCAGCCAAGCCTATGGCCACTGTCAGTGAATCGTTGCGCAGGTGGCGCACCAGTCTAGCAGCACATTTCATGGACAGAAAGCTTTTTGGAGTCAAGTTCAAGAGCATCATTGCAGCATGCCTCAGCGTGGGTGCTGTTGTGGCGGTTGCCAGTGTGTTTTACAAACCCAAAAGTTTGCTGATGCAAGACAAAGACGACCACGACCTCATGGACGCGTTGGCGCCGGACGTTGATACAATAATATTCGGGGACGACTGTGGGTTTACCGCGCTCCAGGGTCGGTACGATGGTGCGAAACAGCGTATCCAATCGTTTCGGAAAGCTAGGGCAGCAAGGGACATACCGAAACAACGGGTCCAGCATGCTAGTTTGGAAGCAGGAGCCTACCTCCCTGAGCATCGAGCCAATGAGGTGAAGATTATTGAAAGGAACCTTGTCCGTCTGACTGTGGGGGGCTCAAGCGTGCATGTCCTCATGTTGAG